CCCCCCCCCCCCCCCCCCCCCCCGCATCTTGTCGGGTTAGTCATGACTTACCACTCCCGTATCTTGTCGGGTTAGTTACGTCTTATCCTTGGGCAGTTAGTCACACGAACCGCCGGGTTAGTCACAGGCCCGACCGGGTTAGTCACGCGCGGTTAGACGCAAAGACGCGCCGGTTAGTTAGAGAGACAGGCGGGTTAGTCTCAGCGCATTTGGCGGCGCAACACGTCTTCGGTTGCTCCACAGGCGTTGCACAGGCCTTGATACACCGCGTCAAGCGAACTGTGCAGGTGCGGTTGAAGGTGCGCGTCTGTCTCGCGTAGGACGGCCCACACCTCGTCGAGCATAACGTTCATTTCGGTCAGCAGCAGGCGTAGGTTGAGTTCTTGGCTCATATACCGGGGTATGCTTACGAGTATATAACCTATTTGGTGGAGGGGTCTGGTGCGACTAACTCGCCGATTTCGCACATTGTCGGGTTAGTTATGACTTATCCCCCTTCAGTTAGTCGCGCGAACTGTCGGGTTAGTCACAGGCTCCGCCGCGTTAGTCACACGCGGTTAGTTAGAGGGACAGGTGAGTTAGACTCACGCGCAGCGCCCGCACAGTCGAGTTAGTCCCCAGCCGGGGCAGTTGCACCCCGTCCCCACGTTCGGGTCGCCGGGGATGTAGCACTCGGCGCACACGCCGTCAGGCCCGCACGCGCAGTTGGCGGGGCGGAAGCGGCGGGCGTGGTGGTCGAACTCGACCCGCGAGGCCGACTCGAACGCTTCACGCGCTGAGTTAAGGTGGTGAAGGACGGCGAACCAAACGCCGGGTTCGGGCAGGCTGCTTTCGTTGATTTTGCCGACGACGGCGGTGATGGCTCGTCCGATGGCTTCGGTGGTGTTCATGGTTGGGTCCATGATTAGCGGTATGCTTACGGGTATATAACCATTTTCATTGGGCGGTCCGGTGCGACTAACTCGGCATTTTAGGGGGTGCGGCGTTAGTCATTACTAACTTTTAGCGCGTTAATCATAACTTACTAACTTTTGAGTTAGTTTTTACTAACTTTGGCTAAATCTAACTTGTTAGACAAGACTAACTCATAGGCTTGCAGCACCTTGGTTAGTCACACCAACACTTTCACCCTGCTTCTTACCCCATAGTGACGCGGACGTTTTGGCTCGTATGACTAACCACGTTACTAACCGCTTGTGAGTTAGTCATGACTAATCAGTTAGTTGTAACTAACTCATAGGCTCTCAGTCATCGGGTTAGTCACACCGGATTTTTTACTCACGCGACTGTGGGGTTTGGAGGGGGGTGATTCGGCTCGTATGACTAACCCTTATACTGAAGCCCTGTGAGTTAGTCACGACTACTTAGTTAGTCGCGGGCAGAAAAACAGGGTTAGACTCAAGCACGCCAAGAGTTAGGCGCAAGAATCGGCCTGAGACTAACTCTCCCCAGAGAAAAACCTTAAGACTAACCTCACTTAATAAACCACGCACCATTCTTTATTAAATCCGTCGTGTGGGGTTAGAAATGACTAACTTAGCGTCCCCCCGCGAGACCGGGTTAGTCACCACAGAAGGTTAGTCGTGTTGATATACGGGTTAGTTTCACCGGGGCGATTCTCCTTCCCTTAAGGTAGATGACGCGCGAGGGGTTGGGTTAGTCACACCAGACCCCTCAATCGAAGCACTTATATACTATAACGATAATGGTAATTTAACGGCGAATGCCGAGACACACACCACACGAGGGAACACACATGATGAAGACACGACAAAACGGAAAGCGAACCACCGTGAAGGTGAAGGGTATGCGCTGCAACAAGTGCGGCTGCCCTGCCTTCATGGTGAAAGGGGATGCGATGGCTTGCGTCCAATGCGGAAAGATGGCCGACATTTGGGGGGCCTGCTGATGTTTGAATCTACTTTGGAAGTGGCTTTCGACGTGAGCCGTCACACCATGAGAGTAGATGCTCCGTGGTGGGTTGTGGCGAATGACCGATTCATGAGCGGGTGGGGTTCTGCCCCCGGTCGCTCAATCGTGGCCATCCCATGCCCGACCTTGGCGTGGGCCGAGAGAGTTTCATGGGAGATGGAGCGGAGCCGGTCGGAAATGAAATACGTGTCCGTGCGCCGTGGTCCCACCTTCAAAGAGGCCGTGGCGGGCAGGAGACTCGGACATCGCGACCACTTGGCGATTTACGAACTCTCGCCGCGATGGGCCGGAACTCCGCCCCACACCGACGCAGCGATTGAAGAGGCATGGGAGGCGGTCGAATGAGCCGTGAGATTTACGTTCCCTGTGACGATTCGCTTTTGATGCTCTCGGGCAACAGGTGCCCCAAGTGCGGCAGCAAGAACGCCACCGCTAAGGGCGGAGGCGAGTGGTGCGACCTTGATTGCTTGGACTGTGGACACCTGTGGGGGTGGACCGTATGACTAACTGCGAATTCTGCGGAGAGCCGTTCCGGGTCGTGAGGCACATGACCGACTACGGAAATTCCGTCGTCGTGGATTGGTTGTGCGGTTGCGGCTGCTGCTCAGAAGAGATTTGCCGATGCGCGGAGGTGGTCTGATGACGGGCCGCTATGGCGATTGGGGCATGGCCTACACCATTTACCTGTGCGAAAAACACCGCGTCCATCACCGGGGCTTGTGTCCCCGATGCAAGGAAGAGAAGGAGGCGAACGCATGACTAACCAAGGAACGAAGCAATGGCGGCGCGTGTGCGCCCGCTCAAAAAAGTGGCGCGAAAATAACGATTGCACCGTCAAAGCCTTGGCGATTGCGACTAACTCAACCTATGAGAAAGCGCATGGTGCGCTCGCGCTGCGCGGCCGGTCCTTCAGGAAAGGCATCTCCATGCACGAGGTATGGAAGGCACTTGGCGACTTGGGCTTCAAGGCCGAAACGGTCTTCAAGCGCAGCGAGATTGAATTGTCCGACAAGGGATTCCTCTTCGACGGTATGTTCAATCATGACGACCGAATCGAGAAGGTCAAGAAATACCGGCGCAGCCGATGGGCCAAGGGTAAAACCATCAAATCAGTTGCGGGCTATCTCCCGCAGCGCGGCGTGTTTCTCATTGAAACCCGTGCCCACGTCCTGTGCGTGCGAGCCGGTCAGGTCCACGATTGGACGGACGGGCGACGCCACCGCATCACCCAAGTTCACCGCATCATCAGGGGGGACAAGTGATATGACTAACCCATTCACGGATGGTCGAGCGCGGACGCTGCGCCTAACTCGCCACACGAGGGGTGAGGGGGTTAGTCACAAAAAGACCCCCGAAAGAAAGGCTTATAACCCCCCAACGACAGGCCCAATCAACGGCGCGAGCCGAGACAACACACCGGAGGAAAAACAATGAACCGAGAAAAAGACATGGACACACACCGAGGCATCAATTACGAGATTTACGTCGAACACGTTGACGGGCAGAACGCACTTGCGGCGCTCGTTCACTTCACTTGGGGCGCGGAAGAGACCGAATACTGCGACACGATGCAGCAGGCGCACCGATTGGCGCGAGCCATGATTGACGAGCAGGTGATGGACGAATGAACCGAAAAATCACGTCACACGAGAGCATGGAAATCAAGGGCCGCTACCACATCCATGATGGAGGCAATCACCGACTGAACGCGGACGCCTACCTTGCGGAACGCCAAAATCACATCACCACGGGCCTGTATCTGAATCAAGAAAAGACATTCGGCTCCGGTTCGATTTGGGTTTGGTGCCCGGAGCGTGAAGAGACACTTCACGTCGTCGTCAGAGTGATGCACGGTAAAGTCGGTGTCTCGTTGAGCGGCGACATGCAAACCATCGAAATCAGCGACGAACGCGGGCCGCTGCCGGAAGGAGGCGAAGAAGAATGAGCATGAATGTTCGCAACGCGAGGGGACGATTCACGACCTACACCACGCTCCGAACGGTGACGTATGGTAAGGTCGGAACCCGGACCCCTTGGAGAGAACTCAAGATGTTGGAGTCGCCGCACGGCGGTCATTACCTCGTCGTCCTTGGCTATCCGGCAGGAGGAAACGTTTTCGGCGACGAAACGACCATCGAGGTCGCACCCACGAAGCAAGATGCCTACCGTATGCTTGACGCCGCCGAGAACGTCTTGAAGGGCCTCGGTTGGGGCTTGATTGAAGAGGTGAACGCATGATGCACGACCTGTGTATTCTTTGCGGGTCATTGTTCGTCGGCTACGGGCACAACCCCGCGCCGCTCGCGGACAAGGGCCGATGCTGCGATGCCTGCAACGCTCATGTCGTCGTGGCGCGACTAACCGCCATGACTAACCGGAGGGATGACGATTGAACAAAAATCAGCAGGATAGTTCAGAAATCACCGAACGCATCGTGGACAAGGTGGGGGCTGAAACCTTCGCCGAGGGCATCATGCCTCGCGTCAACCTTTGGACTGATGATACGCAAATCATCGAGCGCGATTGCTCCGTCT